GATTCCTCGATGAATACTCCCTTCTCAAAGTGTCCCGGCATGGCGATCACTCATCCGAGAAGTTGTTCGTCGTGTATGAGATGAGCCACCCGAGGAGTGTCACATCGCCCGTCATGGTATCAGCGCCATTCCGATAGCATCTGAACTGGCACCACTGGCCGCCATCAGGGGCCCTCGCGATCGTGATGGCAGCCGTAGCAGCTCCGATCATGACGTTTCCCGCGATCGAGGCCGCGCAGACATAGGTGGATTCCTGCGCACTTCCATACGCGGTGTCCATGGTATCACCCGAGGCAAATGCAATCGCCTGAAGCCCGAAGATGATCGTGTGGTTGCTCGCGTCCGTAGAGGCCGTGATGAAGACCGGCCTCGCGGTGATGGTAGCCGTTGCGGAGGCGAAGTTGTCCGGTAACACCGTCCCGAACTCGTGGTTCATGTTGTTCGCTGAGGCGGTGAACTTTGTCCCCTTGAAGTTTAGTTTATTTGTGGCTGTCTCAAGAGTTACGAATCCCCCGTCGGGGAGTGTGGTTCCAGTCCACCCACCCGCCAAGGAGAGGAAGATTGAGCGTTTTGGGATGTTGAAAACGTCAACATTATTAATTTTGAATTTCTGCCCGGTTGGGATATTCATGGTGCCGTTGTCATCTACCGATACCGGTGATGCTTGGATAGTTTTATTATCCGTACCATTGAACCGAGCGATGGTGTTATCCGCAGAGGTAGATGGTCCAAAGACATCTCCAGTACCTCCACTGATGTTATCGACAAGCGAGTCAAAATCATACTTGGTGAAGTTCCGGGCGATAATCTCACCGGCACCCCATGCCTTTGCAGTCGTGTTCCCGAATCCCCGGGTAATCACCGACAGAACGTCTCCGGTCTTGTCCTCGTAGAGGATCAGTTCGGCATCTTCCCCGGTTCCAATCGTGGCGATATTCGGGGCCGCAGGGATCTTTATGGGGTCTCCCTCCACGGTGAGACTGACATCATATGCGGAAATCGGGTACTTCAGGGTGATTTTTGGGGAGTTGATCATCCCCGGATAAATTGTAAGACTCATGATTCTACTCCCAAATACTGGTCGAAATATTCAATTACGCAACCAGACCCCGCACCGAGTGAGGAACTGGAAGAAAATGATAAGACGTTTGACCCCGGTTCGAGCCAGAAGAACTTCGAACCACTGTCGAGGTACTTATTCCCGCGTTCATCCGTAGTGCCATGGATGTACCGGACGGTGTGCTGGCCCTGCCCGGTATTGATACGGAGGAATTCACCACTTCCTAACGTCATTGTTGCCTTGATATACTCCCCTGTCGTGAGGTTATCGATGCGGGGGTTGGTAATCTCCCCTTGGAATGTCACGGTTATAGGGGTGGGAGAATCTCCACTATTCGTGATCGTTACCTGCTGGATCGCAATCCCAAGACTGACCGGCGTTGTGAACGGCATGGTGAGTCCGCCGGAGAAGCTTGCGAGCGTCGCGGATTTGAGCTCCGGATCGATGAAGAACGGGTAGTAGGCACGGAGGTTGACGTAGACTTCCTGATACCACGTGCCGCGTGAAGCGCCCCCGGGAGTTTTTACTTCCCCGGTCGGTTTGCACCAGATAGCTCGTTCCACCCCGCCATCAAGCGTGACCAGCAGCAGACCGAGACCGTCTTTGGGCTGGAAAGCGTTCTTCACCGTCCTAATCGCCGTGAAGAGATCCGCCCGGGAATCCGCGAAGAGCACGTAGGGAATTATCATCTCCCGCACGGCGAGCGTCGTCCCGTAATACCCCTCCCCATCGGAGTAGGGGGCTTTCCTACTAGCATCCAGGGACTCCACGGTGCCGAGGTCCCACGTATCCATCAGGAGAAGTTCGTCATCCGTATAGGTGGAGTCATCAAACACAATCCCCCGCCCGGACGTAAAGTTAAAGTTCATCTCTCATCACACCAAGAAGGCCAATGGAGGGAGAATTCCCGCCGCAACCGCTTTAATCGTATTATGCATCTGATCGGGAGTCTGTTGCACGGCTTGGACGTTCACAGTGACGCCCGGTGTTGCCTGGACACCGTATTTGGTGCCATGTAATTGCGCGTACAGTTGTTTGCTTTTTGAGGTCACACTGCCTGTTTTGGCCGGGGTGGTGCCTAAGATGGTGCCACCCGTTTCGACATCTTTTGCCAACTGCCTATATGCCCCCCCGACATCAGTTTGACCTGTTGCTTCACTCACTCCGAGAGACTGAAGAGCAATACTCGCATTGTAGGCAAGCCAGATCGCATCCGCCATCTGCTTGAATCCGGCTGCGGCAAGAACGGCGAAATCCGCAGCGCCTTTGAGGTAGGGTAGCATCTCCTCAAAAAGCGGGGTGACTTCCTGAATGACCGGGATGAGTTCAACCCCGACATTCCGCCACATCGCCTCCCATTCGGCGTTCATCTTTGCCAGTTCCTTTGCGTAGGCGTCCGCTTTCGCCTGCTCATCCGGACCTAGGATGATGCCGAGAGACTCAGCTTCCGCACCGAATTTAGCGATCCCATCCGAACCGAGATCAATCAGTTTTATGATCTCCTTTGTGTTGCGCCCGAACAGTTCCATCGCCAGACCGGCACGTTCCGTGGGGTCTCTCACGTTCTTCAGGGCGGAGATCATTTCCGGGAATAAACTATCCATTGATCTGAACTGCCCGTTTGTATCTCGCGCTTCAATATTAAGTCGATCAAGAGCCTTCGCAGTCTGGGACGTGGGGGTGTCGAGGTCTCCGAGATGTTTCTGGAAGAACATCACCGAGGTAGAGATGGCATCGAAACTAATGAGGTTCGTATCACAGGCATACTTGAGCTCTTGGAGGTACTTGCTTGACAGTCCCGTGATGATCTGCAGGTCACTGATTTCATGCGCAAAATGAGCAGCAGCCGCAGCAGTTTCCCACATGGCGTAACCGACCGCTACGAGCGGTCCAATTATTGCCCCTGCTGCCATAGCGTATTTACCGAATTCCGCACCCCCCTCGAGGACGCCGTCCCGGAGTTCTCGGAGTCCCATTGTGGCTTGCGTCGCGTCCAAGACGACGGTGATTTGGAGCATCTCGAGGGTCTGCGCTCCGTAGATTCCCCCAAAGGATTCAAGTAGTCCCATCAGTGCACCCTCTTAATTGTCATTTTCTTGCCGAATATCCGATATATTCCCTGCCGGTCTGCGGTTTTGGGCTGTCTCCCATTCTCTTGGATCTGTTGCATTGCCTTCCCCCGTAGGATGTCTGGTAGCACGGATTTCCACGACAGGAAATCAATCCCCTCGTAGTAATACATCAGGACTTGCGGGAGGGTGAGCACCCAGAGACAGTATTCGGGTGTCGTCCACCCATAGATCGCTCCGAGTCGTGTGATGATCAGCCCCGCCGATCTCACGAGTTTTTTGAACCATCCCCTTTTTGTGCATCTTGTCCCTCGTTTTTCAGGACTTCAGGAACCCGCAGGGATTTCAGTTGCTTGACCTGCTCCATGAGTTTCTTCAGAATGTACGAACTCACGGTATCGAGCTGGATATCCGGGACGTTATCCCGCACCCATACCTCATCGACTTCGGGATGCTCCTTCAGGCAGGCCGCCATAAGGATTCTGACTTTCTCCTCCCGTGTGGGGATCTGCCGGTTCTCCGTCGTCATCCCCTCGTACAGCTCGATCAGTTGAATTGTGACCGCCATCGGCAGCACGGAGACATCGAGTTCCTTGGTGTTGTCGATATCTCCGACTTTCGTACCGAATTTTATCGCGTCTTTCTCTGGAATGAAAAGGGAGAAATCATGGTAAACCATGAAGTTCAAACTCCCTGTTCGTCGAAGATCTCCCCGAGTTGGTCGCCAACCGTCCGAGTGGTATCGAGTTGCGCCGTGATGGAGACCGGGACGGCGTTGCAGACGGTTCCGTCGTCCTTCTTGTACTTGATCACGATTCCCGCGTCGATGAAGCACTTATAGAGCGTGATCCGTAGTTTCTTGCCGTCCTCATCGACATTCGTGAGCCGTACCACACCCTTTGTCATCTTGTGTTTGCCGCCCGTTGTGAGCGTTTTGCTCGCGTAGGGGGTATAGGTGTAGTTGGCGTGCACAATCTGGCCGTCTGTGATTGTAGACCCCGATGCTGGGCGCGCTAGACATGTCCAACCGTCTTTATCCACCACGACTACGTAATCGGAGTTGAGCGTGTACGTGATGGCATCCGTCACGTCCTTGACGGAGATTGAGGCCACAATCGTACCGGCACCGTTCTTGTGGGCGAGCCGGACAAGGTCGTTCTCCAAGGTCGAGAACGTGAATACCTCACTGGTCACTGGCACCGGGGTTGTGGTGGTCGGGGTGTAGAGGTCGATGCCTCCCCGAAGGGTGTAGTATTTTGCCAAGTCTGGCTCGAGCCAGTCGAATGTCGCTTTTGCACCCTGCCCGGCGATACCGGTGACAATTGTACCGGCATTATCGGAGTCCACCGTGTACTGTTTCAGGATCTCCTGGAACACAACGTTCTCCGCCGCGCCGTAGTCGACAATCGATCCGAGGGTCGCGCCGTACTCGATTTTCGCCGAACCGAACCGGACGGCATCCTCATTCACGGGAGTTGTTTGGATTACCATGATTTTATCTCACCTCATGTGGTTCTGTACTGAGCGATGAAATCCACCGGGATATGAAAGAAGTTCGTATCCGTCTCGAAATCATCGACCATGTTCTTATAGCGAATCTCAATTACCCGGATACCGTCATACATACCGGATTTCTGATGCAAGGCTTTCTTCACGGCCTGCGCCACGGCCTTGATACCTAACGCCCCTCCATAGGTGCTCGCCCAGCAGGAGACCTGGATGCGGGGCGTCTCCACCTGCAGGGTCGAGTGCGGCATTGGGGAGTCGACGCCGTGGTATGTAAGCGCCGGAAGCTGGGTACCCTCCGGCAGCAGCATCGGGAAAATCCGGTCACCGATAAGATCAGTGAGTGGAGTATCCGCTAGCATGATCGCCACGAACGCTCCCTCGATGCTTCCCATCAGACAAGTCTCCCGAGTGCCGTTACTCGGCGGATGCTCGTCCGCAGGTCTGCCGCTACGGTATCCCGGACGGTGCCCTTTTCGGTGTCAAATGCCGGGCGCAGGTATGGACGGGCGGGCATCGTGACACTCCGTACGGTGTGCCATTCCCCGTCTTCTATCTTGAATACCAGATACGGCTTGTTCTTCGCCTTGATCACTCCGCCGAACTCATGGATCTTGGCGCCCGGGTGGTTCACGGTGATTGCCACAACTACACGGGTTGAAGTTTTCTCAACGGTTTTCGTGCCGATAGAGTCCCGGAAGTGCCCGGTGCGCACCCGCAACCCGCCCCGACCGGATACGTTCTCCTTGGCGGCTTTCTCGAATACAAACGCTCCCTGGGTGGCGGCGTGCTCGAGATCGTTCGAGAGCTCGGACTCGAGCCGGGAGAGTTTTGCGATTAGACTTTGGATCCCGTCAACCTTCACGTGCACGCCGTCGGTCATCAAGACCCCCGGAAGAATCCGATAATCCCAATGAGGATCCCAAGGATTATGCCGCCTTTCGTGATATTGGAATCCCACCAGGTTCGCACGGCGGCCTCCCCGGTATGGGTATCCTTGACGGTTGCAATGCTGGCCTGCGTCTGTGCGATCTCCCCGTCAATCTCTTTCCGGCAGGTGCTACAATCTTCGGACTTGCACTTCAGGGCGTCCTTGATCTCGCCGATTTCCCTGCCGAGGCCGTCCATTCGTGTGTTGTATCCTCTCATCTCACCCTGCAGGTTACCTAGGGCGAGCAGGACTGCGTCTTCGTCCATCAATCCACCACCTGGAGATCGGGTTCCCATGTGTCCGGCACGCTTCCGAATGTGTACCGGGGGTTCGCCTTCAGGATCTTGAACGTCCCCGTGATACCCGTGACGGTTGAGACAATCTGATACGTACCCTCCGCGATGGTGACGGACCCGTCGAGTCTCACCCGGGGCAGCGTGAAGACATGCTCCCCACTGCTGGTGACACGAGTGCTCCCTTTGGGGGAGTAGAACCTGCAGGGCACGGCCACCTGGTCATCCATCCAATAGTATTCCGGCTGGTTGAACGAGTTCTTGAAATCCGCCACGGCTGAGAGGGTG